CCTTCGCGCACGCCTCCTGACTTGGCATTCTGTTTCCGGTGCGGTTTTGCGACAGGCCGACGTGGTAAAATGACAACGAAGTGCCCCCGCACTGTTGGTAGCAGCCGGGGGCGTGGATCGAACCTGAGTAAGAGGTCCGACCGTGGAAGATAGTACACGGCAGTGCCGGAGTTGCGGCACCCCGATTTCGCGCAAGCCGAAGCGTGGCCCGCTGCCAACCTATTGCGACGCGAAGTGTTGCGAGGCTGCCCGAGAGCGGAAGTACGACCCGGCGAAGGCGCGCGAGTCGTACAGGCGTCGGTACAAGCCGCGCCCGCTGGTTGAATCGGTCTGCGTTCGCTGCTCGGCCACGTTCAGCGGGCGCCCGTACAGAAATGCCCCGCCGAAATACTGCTCGCTGCGGTGTAACCAAGCGGAGAGCCATTCGTGCCGCCCCCAGAGGCAGAGAGATAAGAGCCGCCGAGGCGCGCGGCTCCCTGTTCGGCCATGCGCTCACTGCGGAAAACAGTTCCGCCCGAAGCAATCCAAGCACGGCACCTACTGCAATCCGGAGTGCGGGTGGCGGGGTGTAGCCGAAGCGCGCTGGATTGGCAGATTTACCCCGTTGCCGTGGAAGACCTGCCGTCTGTGTGGCGTCGAGTTCTATGCCAGGGGCTCAGCCAAGACGTGCAGTGGTGCATGTCGGGGCTATCAGAAGCGGTCCGGGAAGACGAGGCTGTTGGCATGTGCCGAGTGTGGGGGTGAGTTCACCTTCACCGCTGCGGCGCGGAGGCCGCCGGCCACCTGTTCGGATCAATGCAAGGATCGCCGCTCAAAGGCAATCAGTGCGAAAGGCAGGGCCACCAGGGCGGCACGAATGGCGTCTCAGCCGGCCGAACTGGTCCGCCCCATCGACATCTACCTCCGCGACGGCTGGAAGTGCCAGATATGCGGCGTCGCGGTTGACAAGCGGGCCAAAGTGCCGCACCCGAAAGCGCCAACGATGGATCACATCATGCCCGTCTCGAAGGGCGGCGCGCACACGCGGCAAAACCTGCGGCTCGCGCACTTCCTCTGCAATTCCAAGCGGGGCGACCGCGAGAGCGGACAGCTACTCCTGATCGGATGAGACGATGCCCGGCAGCCCGATGAAGCCCGCGCTGATGCGGCAGGGACACCCACGAGCAGCCGCAAAGGTGGTGGCGCTGCCCCCGGCTCTGGATGGCCCCCCGGCGGCACCGAAAGGGCTCAAGCGGGCCGGCAAAGACGCATGGGCGCGGCTCTGGCAGGCCGGCGCGACGTGGCTCTCCGCTGAGGGTGACCTGGGCATTGTCACGCGGCTCTGCGAAGCCTACGACGAACGGGAAGAGCTGCGGAAGATCATCAAGGCAGAGGGGCGCACGGCAAAGGGGTCGATGGGCCAGCTGGTGACGCATCCAGCGGTCGATCAACTCCGGCAACTTGAGACGCTGATGACTCGGTACGAGCAACTGTGCGCCATGACGCCGGCCGACCGCTCGCGGCTCGGGTTGAGCGAGGTGCAGCGGGTGAGCAAACTGGATGAGTTCCTCTCGCGGCGGCAACAGTCGGCGGCCTGGTGACGGTGACGACGTTATCGACTTTGTGCAGACGTTCTGCCGACTGACGAAGGGCGACCGGGCCGGGCAGACGATCACCCTCCAGGGGTGGCAGCAAGCCCTGCTCAGGGATATGTTCACGCTCCGGACTGACGGCACCCGGCAGTATCGGACGGCGCTGGTCGGCTTGGGGCGCAAGAACGGGAAGAGCCTCATAGGCTCGTGCCTGGGGCTATACGGCCTGGTCGCGGACGGCGAGCCTGGGGCAGAGGTCTACTCGTGCGCCGGGGACCGCCAGCAGGCGCGGATCGTCTTCGGCGAAGCCAAGAAGATGGTGCAGCTTGACCCGGACCTGAGCCGGGAACTGACGCTGTACAAGGACGCTATCGAGTTCAAGCGGACTGGTGGCATCTATCGCGTTCTGAGCGCGGATGCCGACTTGCAGCAGGGGCTGAACCCGTCGTTTGTCGTCTTCGATGAGGTCCACGTCCAGCCGGACGAAGACCTCTGGAACACGATGGTGCTCGGCATGGGCACGCGGCGGCAGCCGTACATGATCGGCATCACGACGGCCGGCTACGACGAAGATACGCTGCTGGGGCGGCTCTACAAGTACGGGAAGCGGGTCAACAGCGGCGAAATTACCGACCCCGAGTTCCTTTTCCGCTGGTGGGAAGCCAGCGAAGGATGCGACTGGCACGACGAACGGGAGTGGCACCGGGCGAACCCGTCGATGGCTGAGGGGACGCTGCGAATTGAGGCGCTCAGGGCTGATGCGCGGACGACGCCGGAACACGAGTTCAGACGCTATCACCTGAATATGTGGACCGCCACCGCCGATGCGTGGCTGCCGTATGGCGCGTGGGACGCCTGCCGGGCTGACGACCTGGCGCTAGACGAGACGTTGCCGCTGTTCGTCGGCGTTGACGTGGCGCTCAGGAACGACAGCACCGCCGTGGTGTGCGCCCAGAAGCAGGCTGACCGGATCGTCGTCCGCTCAAAGGTCTGGGAGAACCCGTACCCGGAGGGCGACCCCAGGCACGCCGAGTGGAAGCTGAACATCTTCGAGGTAGAAGAGCACCTGAAGGAGCTACGGCAACGGTTCCCGGAGCCGGCGTGCGAGATCGACGGCGACCTGATGCCCGGCCCCGAGTTCTCATATGACCCGGCCTACTTTCACCGCTCGGCGGCGGTCCTCGAAGGCGAAGGGCTGGCGATGGTCGAGTACCCACAGCACGATAGTCGGATGATCCCGGCCAGCCAGGGGCTCTACCAGCTGGTCGCTGAGGGCAGGTTGGCCCACGACGGCGACGCGACGCTGAAACGGCACGTTGAGAACGCCAGCGCCGAGCAGAAGCCGCGCGGGTGGCGGCTGACGAAGCCGAAAGGATCGCGGAAGAAGATTGACGCGGCTATTGCGCTGGCAATCGCGGCGCATCGGGCCGAAACGGCATCGGCAGCGGCCGGGCCGTCGATCTATGAGACGGAATCGCTGCTGGTGATCTGAGGGGGCGTGGCGATGGGGCTGCTCCTGCGACTGGCGTGCAGGATCGGCCTGCACGACCTCAAGCACGAAATGACAAGACTGGGGCGGCGCGCGGTGTGCCGCCGATGCGGCGTGGTGCGCTGGCTACGAGGGGTGGACGTTCGATGACGGTACGCGACTGGCTGGCAGACGGGCTGATCCTGCTCGGGGCGCTGTGCGTGCTGGCGGGGGTGTACCTGCTGCTCGGCCTGGCCGTGGCGCTGATCGCGATGGGCTGCGCGGTCGTGTTCGTCGGCGTGAGGATGGGCTAACCGTGGGATTCCTGGCATCGCTGTTCAGGGCCGGGCCGCCGGCGCACGACGACTACTGGTACCGGCCGGTCGGCACGACGTCGCTGGCCGGGGTGCGCGTCGATGCGGACACGGCCCTCAAGCTCTCGGCGGCGTGGGCCTGCGTCCGGATCATCTCGGAGTCCGTCGCCGGGCTGCCGCTGCCGATCTACCGGGTGCGTCCTGACGGCGGCAAGGAGCGCGACAGCACGCACGTCCTGTACGACACGCTCCAGTACCAGCCGAACGAGTGGCAGACGGCGCAGCAGTGGCGCCAGCAGATGACCACGGCGGCGCTGCTGCGCGGGTCAGGCTACTCGGAGATGGTGCCCGGGCCTCGAGGCCCGATGACGCGCGTCAGGCCGCTGCACAACGACTGGCTGACCTTGCCGAAGGACATGACCGATCCGGCATCGCCGTACACCTACCGCGAGCCGGGGCAGCAGTCGCGCGAGATCCGCAACGACCTCGTGTTCAGGCTCGACGGCATGACCCTCGACGGGGTGACGCCGTGCAGCGTGATCGAGTACGCCCGCGAGAGCATGGGGATCGGGCTGGCCGCCGAGCAGTACGCCGGCCGCGTGTTCAGCCAGGACGGACGTCCGAGGGGCACCCTGGAGCACCCCGGCAAGCTCAGCCAGGAAGCCGCCAATCGACTCAAGGAGAGTTGGCAGGAGAGCTACGCCGGCCTGGGGAACGCGCACAAGGTGGCCGTGCTGCAAGAGGGGTTGAAGTTCAACGCCATCAGCGTGACGCCCGACGACGCGCAGATGCTGGCCTCGCGGGAGTTCTCGGTGGAGGACGTGTGCCGGTGGTTCGGCGTGCCGCCGCACATGGTGGGATCTACGGCGAAGGTGACGAGCTGGGGCAGCGGCATCGAGCAGTTGTCCATCGGGTTCGTGACGTACACGCTGCTGCCGTGGCTCAAGCGGTGGGAGCAGAGCATCCGGCGTGACCTGATCTTCGACAAGGCGAACGTGTTCGCGGAGCACGTCATCGACGGGCTGCTCAGGGGCGACCAGGAG